AGTGATACAACCTTTTCCGTGCAAGCATGGAATTACGATGGTACAGAAGCTTCAAGTAAAAGCGTCAAAATATTTTGGCTTGCAATTAAATAAACTAAAAAAATAAACATGAAAAAGATTTTGTTTTTATTGCTTTGTATATCTCAGCTTAACGCGCAATCAATAACTTTTGACACATCGTATGTAAAAATTATTGATAATTCTTATTATTTGATTTACCGTGCAGATTATACCGACGGTGGGTATTACGAAAAGGCTTCCATTATTGGTGATACAAGTCAACTATATAATGGTGCTATGGCAAGTTTTGAAAACAATGCAAATAACTTTGCTGACAAGGTAATTGCTTATTATGACTTCGGAAGGAAAACAACGGCAGCCATAAGGGAGAATAATAACATTCAAGAATTAACAGGCAAAAATCCATTGGATACCATTTTAAAAAACAATGAGGCATTTTACACAGATAACAAATGGCAGATAATTTCACTTGGAACAACCTTAGCCGTTGACTTTAATTACAATAAAAATACAAGTGCATTCAGGTACATTGTCGAAGGTTCAACGCCAAAAAATGCTATTGTATTTTCAAAGTTTGCCATAAGGTTAATAAGCTATCCAGTGTTAGGACAATTTGTTGATTTATATTGGGAGGAGGCAAAAAATAGGTATATTTCACAGGATGGTAAAGTAATTTTGAGGCAGTTAAAACCAACTAAATGAAAACAACCTTAATAAACTTTTTGCACCTCGGATGGGAAAAAATAACGTATGCCATTTGTTGTGGATATATTTTTTCATTTTTCATACCAATAAAGGGATTTCTGATATTTACAATTTTCGTTGTTTTTGCGGACATGGGAACGGGCATCATCGCGGCAAAGAAGGAGCAACAAAAGATAAATAGCCGTGGGCTTTACCGGACAATAGAAAAAATAATAGTGTATTTTTGTGCCATACTCATATTCGAGGGTGCAAGGAATACGTTTAGCCTTCCTAACATAACGTATATGGCAGCGTTTTTAATTGCGACGGTGGAGCTTTATTCTATTTCGGAAAATATTAAGCGCATTACAGGCGTAAATCTTGGTGTTTTAATCACACGTTTTTTTAATCGTTAAAACAAATAATATGCAGACTAATTTAAAAGAAGCATTAAAGTCAGCCGACACAATTTCCAGTCCTCTTGGGGATATAAGTTGTTACAGTTTTAATTTTGCGGAATTAACTCAAGAAATTTCAGTTCATCTTGAAAATAACAAAATTAAATTCACGTGGCGCGAATATATCCAACTTGCTCAAATCATTTGGGACAAAATAAAGGAAACATCAAGGGAGTGCGCAGGAAAGGAAATTGAGGTGAAATTGCCAGCAAAGTTAGGTTTGGTATCGGCGGCTTTCGCTCTTATCGGATTCAAATTATAGGCGCAGAAGAATCGCTACCTTAGGCGGCTTACAGGGCGGTGTATTGATTTACATCGCCCTTAAAAATATCAAAATATGAAAGCATCTAAATTTTGTGTTTTCCTTGACGCTGGTCACGGAGGCATTGACGCAAAGAAAAAATTACCTTACAATTATACGACGTACCCTTCAAAGTGCGCTCAGCATAATAATGCAAAGTTCCACGGTTACGGGTGGTTCTTTGAAGGCGTGTTTAACCGCGACGTTGCGGCAAAGATTGAGCAGTATTTAATTGACTGGGGTTTTTCCGTTGTTCGCGTTTACGATACTATCTTGGACGTATCATTAACAAAGCGCGTGGCGAAGGCAAATATAAACGCCCAGAATTATGAAGATTCGTTGTACCTCAGCATTCACGGCAACGCGGCAACGTCGCCCAATGCAAGGGGCTTCGAAGTGTTCACGAGCAAGGGTAAAACAAGGTCGGACATTTATGCTGAGTTTCTTTTCAAGGAGGTTCAGGAGGCTTTTCCTAAATGGGTGTATCGCATGGACACAACGGACGGGGATAAGGATAAAGAAGAAAGTTTCTTTGTTATCACCCAAACCAATATGCCTGCGGTACTCAGTGAAAACGGCTTCTTTACCAATTACCACGATGCTTTAATGATGTTTGACCCCGTGTTTCAAAATACTTTGGCTTTGTCTCATGCTCGGGCGGTCGTGGATTATGCGAAGACACAAGGGGTAATATTTTAAATAAAAAAGGGCTGGTTCAAATGCCAGCCCCGATATACACATCAACAATTCAACAAATTAGTAATCAATCAATTATAAGTTTTATAAGCTTTGCGGCTGATTCTTTTAAAGTATCGGTTTCCTTTGAATGATAAAGTTGGTAACAAATGCTTACCATTCGTTCCTTATTCATTGATTGATAGGTGGGCATCGTCTCAGGAATCAAAGGATTAAGGTAAAAATTTATTACCGATTGTTTGCTATTTACAGTGTCGGCAAAGCGAATAGGCTTCGGGCGTGCGTTAAAACATCTTTGCGCTTCCTTCCATTGTTCGTTGGTTAAGCCGTCTGTTAATTCGTTATTTTTCATCTTTTGATATAATTTTTTGCCATAAGCGCAAGAAAGAAAGCATCGATTTCATCTTGACTGATTTTGGCTGGTTTAAAATTTGGTTCAAATTTCAATCGTTCACTTGCGACCACGCGTATAAATACGTCTTTATTAAACTTTTTACCCTTTGCCTCAGGTGAAATATTGTACGCCTCAATGTCATGCTCCTTAATCCATTCATAAGCAATCCTTGAGGCGGCTTGATTCATGCCAACGTTGCGGGACATTCGGGATAGGATCGCCCGGTTAATCGAATTATTAAAGGTCACATTCTGCAGGCTTGAATCTTCAACCAAAACAATGGGGCTTTCGTATGCTACCCAGGTTATAACGTCGCCGATAAAATCAACAAACCTTTTATACCTTTTAAAAATCATGGTGCGGTCTGCAATAATACAAACCGCCATTCCTTTTATTCTTAACGCTGGGTCAACTCCTATCAATGTCCTCAAAGTGTTATTGTTTTAAATGAAGATACAAAATGTTTTGCCGTTGTTCCCGTGGTTTCATTGTTTTCTTTTGCCTCAACCTTTTCGCGTGGTTTCCTTTTGCGCTTTGGCTTTGGCTCAGGTGCATTGATACCATAAGCCTCCACGCCTTTGTCAACAAAGTTGATTTCAAGGAGGTAACCGAAAACAACGATGGTTCCCACGAATAAAAACATGGTGATAAATTCGCCGCCTTCGTACTTTTCCTGTAACCCAAAGAAGATTTCAACCAATGCGACAAGGGTTGCGCCCAGGGCAATTTTTGGCGGGTAAGTACTCCTTCCTTTGGTTGGATTCAGGAAATCCATGAAAACCACGGCGAAGCGTCCGAGCTGCAAGATACTTGCGGCAATGATCGCAAGCCAAAAGTCAATAGGGAGAAAAATGGCGGTTAGGTAGGCGTTGATGCCATAAGTGAGAACGATTGTTAATAACATAATTGTAGGAATGTTATCTGAGATTGACTCAAATGTCCATTTAAATTGAAGGTTGTTAAAATTCTTTTCCATGATTAATTTGTTTTGTTGTGTGTAAAAAATAAGGGCAGCTGGGGGCGCTGCCCTGTGAGGTGGTTAATTATTTTCTTTTGTTTAATTCCATTACGCAATAATGTATTTCGTCCTGATAAAAACCATTTTTTGGATTATTTGGCATTGAGTTAATTACTTCTTGGCAATCTCTAATTATAAATCTTAAAGATTCAATGCTTAAAGTTTTAACTTTTTTCTGGTAGTCTGAGTGATTAATCTGATTCATTTTGTTTTGTTTTTGTTGTGTGAAATATCGTTTCTTTGTTTCAATATGTAAATTTAATATTAAATATTGAAACAAAAAAATATTTACAAAAATAAATGCAAAATAATTTAAAATTCATCTCTTTTCCCCTTCAATGGGTAATGGTTCTTTTTCAACTCCCAGAACTCAGCCATAAGCGAAGCCCTGAATTTATAATCCCTGTCCGTGTGATAGCCTGACTTGTAAACGCACTTACAAATGGATTCGTATAAACGCATCCCTTTCATCTTGTAATTTGCCTTTTTGCAATCCGCATACCTTCCTGAGTTTAAAACACTTGCCCAAAGCTTCATACCTTCTTCCGTGGTACTTGCGCTCATGAACTTGGCGCGAATGTATTTGTCACGTCCGCGAATGACCTCCCGTGTTTTGTACGTCACGGACTTTTGATTTTTCAAAGCCTTCACACCTCCAGCGTTGGCGTGCTTGCGCCAAAGTTCGGTTTCAACGCCTGAGGTGGTTGCCTCAATGATGAAAAAGGAATAGATCATGGACACTGGAAAGTCGGTCAGGTGATGTACATTCATAAGCATGGCTTCGTAGGAATAAGCCAACCATATACGACGCATTTTAAACAAATCGATTTTATCAAGGTTTCGGAAACCTTTGCCTTCCAGATTCTTTCTTAATTCGTGAATATTCATTTTTCGTATCTCCCACCCGTATGACCTTGAGCCATAAGCCATTTCATTGACTTCGCTTTTTTCCTCCTTTGCTGGGAATGTCAGCGTTGTAATTTTGTGAACATACACCGTGTCGCGCTCAATGACTGGCACGAATGAGGTGTAATGATACTGGGTGCTTATTGGGCTGTAAATCAACCCAACCACGAAGGCAACGCCAACGCCTGCGGCTACCTGATATGGCAGCCGCTTATTTTGTGGGACGTAATCAATGATCTTTTCTTTCATAAAATTGGTTTTAAAACTGGTAAATAAATTTCGTTTTGTAAAAATATATATAATTATTTATAATAAAGAATATTTACAATAATAAAATAAAAAAAAATGTCCGCATCGAAAAACGCGGACATGAATTAGAACACTTTAACAACTTACTACTTACCTTATTTCCTGTACTCGCCAAACTTTGAAATACTAATCTCA